GCTTCTGTGAGGGATAATTACGCTTCGTATATCATCGGAGCCAGTGCGGCTATTGGTATTCTGTATGTGGCTATTAAGAGTGTGCGATCCATTCGCGCATTAAAGAGTCAAGGCAACATCGCTCCCACTACTGTAGAAGAGGTGGAAGCTCGGGATATGGAAGTCAACAAATGGGTTCCCATCGAGATCCCTGAGTACAGAGCTCCAGCTAAGAGCTCCAATGTTACCTTCGAACAGTTACGTGAAAAGGTGAAAGCGAATCTTGTCCACATGGAGTTCATCATAGGAAACAATCGGCATTTTTGTGATGCCTTTTTTCCTGGCTCTAACGTGGTCTTGATACCTAATCATATGTGGAATCCAGTCACTGAAGCACAAATGACTTCGGTAAAAGTCAAATTCACCAAACGTACTAAGCGCAATCTTGGGAATCAGTGGATGAGCATCATCTCACGGGCACATTCTGTTAGAATACCTTCGACAGATCTCTCCCTGGTGTATGTTCCCAATGCTGGTGATTGGTCCAACTTATCTGAGTATTTACCTTTAGACGGCATACCCAATTCACCCGCACGCATGTACTATCGTGATGCGGATGGAGATGCTATTGAGTACAAATTATCGGCTGTTAGGATAGCCGAGATTGATGCTCAAGGTGCTGGTACGTATAAAGGAGCTACTTATTCACTGCCTATCAACACTTTCAAAGGCATGTGTATGGCTACTGTACTCAGTGATAACGCTAAACCACAAATCCTTGGTTTCCATTTGGCCGGAGCTACCGGGACAAATCGTGGTGGCCTTGGCATTTTGACACAATCTCAGTACAAGGATGCTTGGAAGACCCTCAGTGAACAAACGGGGGTACTTTTATCGAAGAGTTTGACTCCTTTCAGTGTGGAACAATTCGATGTCCAATTCTTTACTGGCACGAACATACACGAGCGCAGTCCCTTTCGCTTTTTGACAAAGGAAAATGAGACTGGACCCCATTTTCGCCCTCTAGGCACTCTGATTGGGGCATCATCTCCACGCACAGAAGTGTTAACATCGCCCCTGTCGGAGCATATTACTGATGTGTGTGGGATACCTCAGAAATGGGGTCCACCGCAATTCAACAAAGGTTTCAAGTGGACTGCTGCTTTGCAGGTATCGTCTCATGCAAGCATAGGTTTTGATGCAGCTGCTGTCATGTATGCTGTTAATTCGTATTGGACAAGACTAATGTCAAACCAATTATTCAAAAATTATGTGAAAGAGGCGAAACCATTATCTCAGATAGATACGATTAGTGGCCAGGATGGCGTGAAATACATAGACGCCATTAAATCTAAGACCGCTATCGGATTTCCTTTGACAGGGCCGAAATCAAATGTCATGTTTGATGCGGTTTCTGAGAAGCACCGTTGCCCTAAGGATATTGAACCACGCTTCTGGGATGAATTAGAAAAACTACGTGAGGCTTATCGCAAGGGTGAACGGACAACACAGATCTTTAAAGCATGTTTCAAGGACGAGGCGGTGAAGTTGGACAAGGATAAGGTCCGAATTTTCCAAGCCTCACCCATTGCTTTGGCTCTGGGTGTTCGCATGTATTTCCTTCCGATTTTGAGACTCTTCTCCGTATTTCCGCTAGTTAGCGAATGCGCAGTTGGGATAAATTCGGAAGGGCCAGAATGGGATCAATTACATCGCTATATTACTAAATTCGGCGATGAACAGATTCTTGCTGGGGATTATTCGAAATATGATCTCCGGATGCCATCCCAATTGGTACTTGCTAGCTTCCGTATCCTCATTGATCTTGCAAAACTTAGCCCCAATTACACCGCTGATGACATCACTGTGATGGAAGGTCTCGCATCGGAAATTGCGTACGCTTATGTGGCGTTCAATAGCGATTTATACCAAGCACTCAGCGGAAACCCTTCGGGGAATTCTGCGACTGTGTTCATCAATAGCATGGTGAACAGTCTTCTGTGTCGGATCGCATTGTATTACGTGTTCCTACGGAAGAAGGGTGTTAAGGTGCCTGATTTCAACAAATTCGTGAATCTGATTACTTATGGTGATGATTTTTGTGGTTCTGTGTCCAGTGATTATCCTGAATTCAATCACATTTCCATGGCAGAGATATTGGCCGAATCTGACATTATACTCACTATGCCAGACAAAACGGCTACTCCCACTCCCTATATGACAATTGAGAGTGTTGATTTTTTGAAGAGGAAGTCAAGGTTCAATGCTGAGCTTGGTCAGTTTGTTGGAGTACTAGAAGAGGACTCTATCTTTAAATCGTTACACTGCCAAATGAAGAGCAAGGATCTGAACCCACAGAATATTGCTGCTCAGAACATTGATGGAGCACTTAGTTCGTGGTTTTATCACGGTAAAGAAATGTATGAAATGCGTCGAGCCCAGATGAAAGAAGTGGCTGAGCGCGCTGATATCGACCACATGGTCCGCACTCTGAATGTGGACTATGAAATGCGAGTTGAGGAGTGGAAGGCGGTGCATGCACCTTCCGAAACTCCTAGCAACAGTTCATCTGTTGCTCAACTCTAGGCGGGTGGTCCCGTCCGCATTATGCACTTTCTGGATTGTGCGTCTAATCCAGAATCGTACTAGTTTGGGAGTTACTATAAAAACTCATCCCTCCGCCCGCTGGCACTGCGGGCGCTACGCAAAAAGTGTTATTGATGGAACAGGTTACCAGTCACCCTTACACCACACTGGGTGATTAGGCATTCCATTAATACTTGTGGTAAAAAGACGCCGTGTAATCAGTACACGCACGACGTTCTCAGAACAATTACTGGAAACAACACAAGATACTTTTCAAGATACAAATTTACGAACAGAGAACGTAGAATTTGCGGATGCCGTTGATACATGGCATACAACAATTCCATCAGAACCAGGTGACACGCTCTCACTAACAACACAAGAGACTTTATCAGTCCAGGATTTTTTAGCTAGACCCATTAGAGGGCCCACATACATTTGGCCCATCAATGCAGGACTTAATATCACATTTAATCCTTGGAATTTCTTTTTCTCAAATAAAAGAGTCGTCAATAGGATATGCAATTACTATTCCTTGCGAGCGACGTTACACATGAAATTTGTGATTAACGGATCAAACTTTAATTATGGCAAGCTACTGGTGTTTTACACACCCCTTGCTAGTTCGGATCGTTTTTCGATAACACACTTTCCTGTGGATAGAGAACAAAATTTGGTATCGTACTCCCAGAGACCTAATATACTACTGGATGCGTGCGGATCGCATGGTGGAACCATAACCATGCCTTACATATACCATACTGATTCGGTCGTTATACCAACCGCCGAGTGGATCAATTTGGGTACGATAGGACTAAAATCGTTTACATCTTTGAAACATGCTAATGGGAATACAGATACGGTAGAAATACACACCTTCCTGTGGGCAACAGATGTATCGCTCATTGGATCCACTTCAACATCTCCCGCTACTTTGGTACCACAATCTGGCAGTGAAAATACTGGAGTGGTTTCAGGAAAAGCTCTAATATTAGCCAAGATGGCTGGGATGCTGACAAAGGCACCAGTTATAGGACCATGGGCCATGGCAACTCAGACTTTGGCAGGAGATGTAGGGGCGATTGCTAGAATGTTTGGGTTCAGCCGGCCAACTACAATTGAACAGCCCATGAAAATGATGCCCAACCATTACCCCAATATTGTAAACACAAACTTGCATGACGCAGCAATCAAATTATCACTTGACGTAAAACAGGAAAATACAGTGGATACTAGGGTGCTAGGATTAGCTGGGGAAGATGAAATGACAATAACTTCCATAGCCAAACGCCCATCATATCTTACACAATTTGGATGGTCACCTACAAACTCAACTGAATCCTTGCTTTTCACATGTCGGGTCACCCCCTGGTTATACACTTTATCGGGATATAGTGGCTCCGACGCTCCAGTTGTACAGCAAGGACTTATACCAACGCCAATGTGTTTTGCGGCCATGCCCTTTTCAAGGTGGAGAGGAACAATTAAGTTTAGATTTTTCATTGTGGCAAGTCCGTACCATCGCGGTAGATTGGTATTGAGATTTGATCCACGTGCCTTTACAAGTAACGAATTTAACACCAATGAAACTTTGGTGGTGGATATTGAAGACACTCACGATTTTGAACTATCCGTGGGGTGGGCTCAACCGCAACCTTATTGCGTGGCTCCCAATTTAATTGGTGGAGCCAATCTACTACCATTTAATAACGCAGGTCCGCGTTTCGGTGTCGATGATAGAGCAAATGGGGTGATAGAGGTCGCAGTACTTAACCGCCTCACATCACCCAATAACGTAGTAAACAATGACATTCGAGTGCTCGTTTACGTCTCGGCTGACGATGACTTTGAAGTAGTCGGCCCTGATAATCACCATTTGCAACAAGTTTCTTTTTTCCCTCAGTCAGGTATGGAGGAAATGAAAAACTGCGAAGACGACCCTATGTGTGCGATGAAAAGTTACAAATTCTCACCATCTCAGCCAGCGCGGCAGATTCAAGCAATCTATGATGGTGACCCAGTTACGTCTTTTCGACAGGTTCTTAAGAGATATAACTACCATGACTGTTACACACTTGGCCTCAACGATTGGGTCCATATGACATTGACCACTTCCGATTTCCCTCGATATAGGGGAAGGATTCCTTCGGGTATTGATTTCACAAATAATAGCGCTACACCGCCGGTGCGAGTACCGGCGAATGCATGCAAAATGACATTGTTAAATTTTCTAACCCCCGTGTTCCTGTGCAGAACAGGAGGACTACGACATATGTATGTCTTCCCAAAGGGCGTGAATCCGACATGGTCTGGACCACACACTATCTCTAGGAACATGAGACTGCAGGCTTTCGCACTTAATGTGGTACCACTACCCGCCAATAATGCTGCTCCAGGATCAGCGGAGACACTTAAAAGCCTAGTGAACTCTTTTGAGAACACAGGTTTATCAGCAATGGCGGTCACAGACGAAAATAATGTGCTCACGGTTGAATTACCTTATTCAGTTAATAGGAAATTTCTACCTGCTAGGCACATAGATTTCACCACACCTGACAACAACATTTGTCCTTTCACATCGCACACATTACATTCTTATGTGCGATACGACACACAATCCCGTATTACTATAAAGGATTATGTGAGTATTGCTGAGGACTTCAATCTGAGCATGTTTTTGAATGCTCCAGTATTGTTT